TCAAACAGAATCATTTCTTTTTATTCCAAAGGTTTCCTTGACTAGCTTGTTACCGTCAAAAAATCGACGGAGAATGAAAAATGCTTTTTCTTCTGGAATTTCAGTTTTCCGGTCAATCGATAGATAGAATGTTTTAACTTCCAATGTCACGACCTTCTTTCACACCGTACTTTTGCAATACCGCATACCGTTCCGGAAAGAAAAATTGAATGGTTCTCCGCTCGATACTGCCTGGGCTCCAGTGGTACATAATTGTTTCCGCAATATCCTCATAGATGTCTGTCTTAGCATAGTCCGTAATATGCGCGGCGTCTTTCTTGGCTGCCTTCTTCCAGTCTTTCAAGAATTGATCACCAAGAGTTTCTTGCAAGGCATGTGCCGTATCGTGCCGGCTCGTACCCGCAAGTAGTGTATTTCGCTGATCATTATCCAGCCAATCATTTCGGTACAGTTCAATGTTTTTGCTTTTGAGATCAAAACCACCAATGGCCGAATCGAAAATCTCACCTTCAAGTTCATCGTAAGGTATCAAGTACATGGATTTCTTTAATCACACTCCGATGTTCCTTCGGAATCTGATTGATGAAGTTTTTTACATCATCAATGGAGAGCTTCTGCATATCAGTATCAAGATCAACCAGCTGCACAATAGGGACACCAGATGAAATGTCCACCCTTGCCGCGCGCTCTGATTCATCTAGCATCTTTGGTTATCACATCTGGATTACTCTTTGGCATCCTTTTATCACCGATCCACTCATCATATGACTGAAAAGGAATGGTTACACTCGGCGCGCTGGTTTCCTTTTTAGCCTGTTTCTCCGCCTGTTTTTCGGTCATTCCGTCTGCCATAAGCTGGATTCCGATTCGATTTGCCAGCTTCTGCTGATAGGCAGCGTCCTGATAGTCTCTCGCTCGGCGTGTGTCCGGGAGCTGACCATTCACCTTGAATATTTTCACACATCGGCATTGACAATCTTCATTCGTCACGCCGAACAGGTGCGGCCACTTTGCTTTTAATCCATGGATATGAAAGTATCCATCTTTATCAGCTTCCTGCCCGTCCAGCTTACGATGATTCGGTCGTGTACTCATGTCCGGAGAACGTTATGCCAAGTTGGCAAACAGAGTTCAAAAAGCTGTTGGGTTTAGTCATGCAAAAGCATGCAATGTGGTGAGAACAGAAGCTGGCCGGGTGCGGTCCGTTGCCCGTAACGAAAGTGCCGATATCGCAAGCAAACAAGCTGATCTTGTTGGCGTATGGAATGCAACGCTGGACATGAGCGATTGGCTGATCTCAAGATCATTTTTTCTCACAATCTCATTCCGATGTGTTTCCATCAAGGACGGAAGTGTCAGTTTTGGTATTGGATTCTTGACCGCCGCTTGGATCACAGAGAGCGGTGGAATCGTCACACCTAGTGGCGTTTGTGCCGCAAGCTCAAACAAATATGATGACTTCATAAAGTTTTGCAAATACACATTTCAAGCAATCCCTGTATGTTCGTGAGCAGCTGCTGATATCGATTAAAGTGATTCAGGTCCGTCCATGACAATTCACCTTCTCCGTTGGAATATTTCTGATACATTGTTGCAATTTGATTCAAGATCGTTTTTAAACGCACGGCGAACAGCTTGTCCATGTCACTTACAGCGTTCTCAGTCATCCGATCTAGTGATTGGTCAATTTCCTGTTGGTTCACCGCCATCACCACCTTGACCGCTGTCTATCGGTGGTAGATTGCGTGCGTATTCATCCTGATCCTTTTGCATTTCTTCGAGTTCATAATCAACATCATCAACAAACGAGAGCAGTGAAAGTCGTGTTTTCTCGCTCACGTTCCCTTTTGATGCGGCTGTCGCTTGTGCTTCCTCAAGGATGTTTGCCGGTAAGTTACGCTTGAACCCGAACCAAACATTCAAATATGCTCTTTCTTGCAGATACCTTTCTTCTCCCATGCTGAGCAGAGTACCTTGAATTGATATCGAAGTGCAACCGTCATCTTACCTTCCATCGTCACGCATTTGTTTTCCAAGGCAAGCAGTTTAAATTTCATTGCCACGCCGCTGACATTCCCCGCGAATTCCTCATCACCAAAGTTAACCGACTTGGCATACCTCAAGATATTCTGTTCTAATCTGTCTAAGTGATGCTCAATCAGCTCGTCATTAACCTCTTTGTTTAGGTACTTGATGTCGTCACTGTCGTCCATGAGTTCAAAAACCCCTGTTTTTTTCAGGTGCTCTGTATCTTCTTCATCCAGTGAAGCACCTTTAAGTACTAAATAAGCTAATCGATACTGTTCAATTTCATTGCTGGCATCACTTAATGTCCGATCATACGCATCAATGAGAGAAATGACTTTTTCGGCATCACCCATGAGTTCTTTGTTGTTCGGAATGCCTAATAATGGATTGTAATCAAAGAGATGCGCTTTTTCTCCATCTAATCGATACTCTCCACTTTCATCGGAGAAGAAATAGACAGTCTGATCATCATAAAATTCAGCGTAATTATGGCCATCCAACCGGTAATAGTACAGCGAATAATCCGGACAGGTGATATCTTTACCGATGAGTACAACATGCCAAGGCTCAATACATTCTGAATTTGGTTCACCGTCTGGATCAATAAAAACAAGCCGTGCACCATAGCCACAAATTGCAGCGAATTTACCACACTCAGCATCTTGATCCGATGCATTGCTTCGCAGAAGAAAGGATTGTATCTCGTCGTTCCAAGGTTTGTTTGCCTTATCAGCTTCATAAGTAATCGGATGACCGAAAATATAACCAATCTTCGTGTCCACAATATCGGAATCAAAACTGTTATTGAGCATATTGTTAACCTTGTCATCAAGCCGAAACACATTCTTTGATTCGCCGGTTCCATAATTGATCGGGCTACGATTGAATATTTTGGGGCCGTTAGGCTTCACACAGTAACGATCATAGAGTTGCTTCAGGTGATCATGTCCTTTCTGGTGATCACCGATGATTTCTTGCACTAATTCAGCTGTAATTCCTGTCTGTTCGATTTTCTTGATGTACTTAATAAACTGATTCATCAGGTTCCCTCCTTCCTGTTCTGCGCCTCATTGGACGGTTATTCGTATAAATTGCATAACGGATAGCATCTAGCACGTCATCCCAAAGCTTTACTTGTTCTCCGGTTGTCTCGTTCCAGACGTACATATAAGTCTCTTTTTTGAAGCGTTGGACACGTTCTTTCACGATAAATAGCTTCTTTCGTTTAAACAGTCGAGCCACCTCTTCAATCCCTGCAATAACTGCCTTATCTGCGTTATAAGCTTTGAAGTTCTCTATTCTCAGCCGAATGATGTGTTCCGGACGCGCTGTGTAGCAATAAAAATGGATGTTTCCATAACGACTTTTAATGCCGCTGGCCACATCCACCCAATAATCGATTTCTTCAAATTGTTTTGCGTGTTCCTCAATCGACTCCGGCGAAGTATCTTACAAAATTGATCTCGCTCAACTTAGATTACTGATGTAGTGAATATCCTTGTTGAAATCCTTGTATACAACGCCTTCAGCAGCGCACCACAGACCATTAATGTCTCGGTCATAGAACATGCCACTCGGCGTTGTCGCCTTTATATTCTCCCGGTACCTCTTATTTAGGAACGTGTTATCATCCAAAACAAAGTGAAAGTCCACAATACTTTTATCCGGATTGTCGATGTAATCTCGCTTTAGCCAACGCTCCGGTTGATCCGGGCTCGTATCGATCAGAATTCGTGCTCCGTTGGCAGAGCACCGGGATTTGATTTCATTAAAAACTTCCTCATTGGCAAGCGAATCTTCATTAATGTATGCGCCGTAAGCAGTCATGCCTCGAATTCTGCTCAAGTCGTTGATCTTGCTGTGACCCGTGCACACCACAAGCACACCGAACAATTTGAATCGGTTGTACTTATCCATGTGGAAGTTAATGCCGTATTTGTTGGTCAACTCAATTAAGACGTTTTTTGCTAGGTTTCCTAGGTTCGCGCCAGCAAGAATGTACTGCGGATTCTCCACGCCTTCATTCGTCGCAATGCGTTTGACACATTTCAATTCATACAGGAACAAGTCATTGTCGATAACCGTCTTACCGGTTCGCTTCGCCCCGTGATTAATCAGCATGAAATAATCATGGTTGAAGGCATATCGAAGAACTTCCTGCTGCTTCGGCGTATAGAGTTCACTCAGAGTCATCGCTGAACGCCTCCTCCAGCTTGTCTAGGAGATTGCCAACTTTGTCCTCTGTATTTTCCCCCAGTATCGGTTGATGCCCGTATCTGGTCAATACGAGCCTGCATGAGTTCCAGCTTCTTCTTACGCTCATCTTCTTCGTTTGCGATAGCCAAGAATTGTTTTATCAGCGCTCTCAATTCGCCCATAGCCCGACTCTGAGCATTTAAAAAGATCGCCTGTTTATCCCAAGCGAACTGTAATTCATATTCTTCTTCGGAACTGCTGCCACTTTGAGAATAGGATTCTTTCGTACGTTTAAGTTCTTTTGTTAAGTCGTCTTTATCTGTAACAAACTTAATTCTTTGTGCTCTGATAATAGCTGTGTACTGAATCATGATCTAATCCCCTAACATATCTTCAGGGGGACGATCCTGAATTTCATTCATGATGTCGAGTGATTCTTCAGGTAGATACTTAGAGAAGAACCCGAACTTTAAAGCATTTGTGTTCCTCTTAGGTGGCCCTTGTCCCTTTGCATTTTGGTTTCCAGGTTGCCCTCCAGGATGCCCACGAGTATGTTTAGGAGCGCTCCCTTTTAATTCGTTATCCCATTTATCCTGTGCTTTCCACTTGCGGATGGTGCTGGGTGTGACGTTCATTTGTTCAGCAAGATCAACTAATTTCAATTCGCCTTTGCTATTCAGCCATACGGATTTCGCTTCATCTCGTCTTGGATCTCTTGGTCGTGGCACTGCATTTCACCCACCTCCGGATTAAATGTCGTTTGTTTTGGGTAAAAGAAAAAGCACTCTAAATGAGCGCTTTTATTACATCCATTTTTTCAATTCTTCTTCATCAATATATTACATTAAATTATATTCAATCAGCTTGCTTCTTGCTTTTATAAGGAGCTTCACACTTTTTTTCTTATCACTTTTTATATCTGAATCATAGAAGTTTTTAATTAACGCAATCAGAATTTCTTCAGGACCAGCTATCGATGTGTTCATTTTGATTTGATTATATCTATTTGCCAACTCATCAAGTTTTGTTTTATTCATCAACGGTCCTCTCCATTATTAACTTTTTCTTTCATTATTTCATTTCTATCAATCTGGACAGCATATATTTCAGAGCACATTTGATTTGAAAATGGAGTATGAACTACTAATTCTACCCTATACCAATCACCCTCTGAAGATAAACAAACATATTCACCTTCAACTGGGATTCTCTCAAACTGATAATATTGATTAGCCCAATCATGTTTTTCTTTACTGTGTAAATGAAATAATACAGGTTTCATCGCTATCATCTCCTGCATTATAGTTTACTACAATAGGAAACAGTTTCCAATAAAACTAGAGTGTCCCACATTGTCTGCTTTTAATATACATGTCTAGCAATTCATTACCAGAAAACTCCTTGATTAGACTTAACTGTTTTAAATTAAACCACCATGTGCTTTCCGTATACCATGATAAAAAATGTGAAGATGCTCCACTACTTTTTACTGTTTTAAGATAATCAAAACATAGGTGTATACCATCAAATTCCTTTTTTAACTTTGCATAATCTCCACAGTAATCAATCATGAATATTTCTTCTTTTTCAAAACTATTTATATGAAATAATCTTGAATCCTCATTTACCTCAAATAAATACCCTTTGTCGTATATCAGAAATTCTTCTGGTATCCATCCTTCAATAATCCAGTGAGAGCCTTTTCCCTTAATGAATGATGACGTCCAAAATCCTCCCCTGCGTCTATCTGATTCTCTGATGGTAGAATCTATTTTTTGAGATTTGAACTCTGATAGTGATACAAACAACTGATCTTTCATTTTACCTGTCCCCTTTAACCAATTATCGGATAAAGAGAGAATAAATCAATATAAAATTAAAACACCCCCAAAGGAGTGCATTGCAAATAAATTAATCTTTTAACAGTAATTCTTTAAGTGCAGTATCAAAACAAAGGAATAATGTTTCAAAACTACCTGGTATTGTATCAATTGAACAATGATCAACGAAGTAACGAGTAACAATATAGCTTGTTCTCTTCAAGCCAACTTTGCTCGTTTTAGTAAATTTTATCTGGTTGCCAATTATGTCTACTTTTATAGTACAAATCAGGAAATTTTATGAGAGTTTCTTCTTCGTCATACTGAATTTCCGTATTACTTGTGTGTTCTTTAATTGGTTTTAATACACTATTAATTGCGTCAGTAACTTTTTTTGGATCGGCATTTACCTTCCCTATTTTACCTAGATATTCAAAATACCAGCTCATATCTAACATCCCCATTCTGCAGATTAACAATATATTCCACAAAATAGGACAATGTTCCTGCACATTCGCAAAATAAAAAGGTGGAAAAATTCCGACATAATCAAGTTATTCCATAAATATAATCACTCTAAGAGCCAACCACTCTATCACCACAACAAGAAGAGGAGCGATTTATTTATGAAAAAATTGTTCAAGATTAGACTGGTATTTTTTCACTTCTATTTAGAACTATACGTTCTGTTCCTATTAAGTCTCATGATTACTTGTATCACAGCCATTTTTTTACATCTCTTTTAATGATGATCAAACACATGGTTGTAATACATCAAGAAAGTAGGGATCTTGTTTCCCTGCTTTTTTGTTTTATTTAATTTATTTGTATTCATGAAAGTTAAAAAAATGATATTTATATATTATTTAATAAAAAACCAGCACCGCAAGGTGCACAACGTCTTCGCTTGTTGTTCAGTGGGCTTTACCTCTCCAACCCACCTGCCATATTACCATTATAATACAGATTTTCAATGAAAAAGTTCCTTTTTGGTTCCTTAATTAATATATTATCTTTAATCATTTGGTTTTGGATAAAGTATGCAGCGAGCGTGATCAACAGCCTTTTTTCCATTCCGCATACTGATTTTCTTAATCCAACCATAACTGTACCCCAGTTTGTCCGATATCTCAGCAAGTGTCAATCCTTGAAGGCGCCAGTATGCAACTAGATAATCTAGTCCTTCAAACTCATCAAGCTTTTCTCCATTTTCGCTTTAACTCGTTCTTTATCATCCATAACTTTTCTTAGTATAATTAGTTTATTATCTAGACTCGTGATGTGATCTAGTGCACGATTAAATGGCATCAGCGTGAAATTATGGCTTACACGGTCTTCATCGTAGTTCGCGGCCCTAATCATTCCCCTATGCTGTGTTGACATCTTCCAGTAATACTTGCGCTCACTTTCCAGTTGGCTAATGCGCATATCTAAGAGATCAATTTCACGGCACAAGTCGCGGTACTCGGTAATTGGTAACAGATCAGCAGTCATCCTTATCGCCCCTTCCTACGTACAGCATGGTTATGTCGTTCATATCTCGGTTGGTCAACACCCATCAAATTTTCGATCGTCCGTCTGGACAGCTTTTCAGAACGATACCCTTGTTTTTGCGAACGATTAACCTCTGTATTGATTCGTTTTCTTCTTTTTTCGGAACGATTCACGAATAAGCCCCCTTTTGAGCAAATAAAAAAGAGGACGCAGAAACAACGGCGTTTAACCGTCATTCCAACGTCCTCCAGCTGACTGGTAGAACTAAAACTTTATAAATTTATAATCCTCAACTGTTAAATCTGTATCTTGGAACCCTATATCCTTTCTCATTTCCAATACGCACTTAGCAAATAGTTTTTGTTCTTCTAATTTTTTTTGATTTTTTTCTTCATCAGATAATTTCTCTATTTGCTCATTATAAGTAATTTTGAACTGCATGTATTCAGACAATGAATGTTGAACTCTGTCGCTCGACCATAACCAAGATTGATCATAAGCTTTTAAAAACTTTCTTTGATTATCTCTACTTTCATGTGCATTAAAACCGTCATCCTTAATAAATATTCTCATTGAATTTACTAACTCAATATATACATCTCTTTTTTGGACTAATTTATCTTGATTTTTATATTTTTTAAAATCGGCTAAAGCTCCAATGCCACCAGATAAACTGTCATTTATCCCTTTTTTAAAGAAAATCATAATCAACAATAATCCCAACAAGATGATTTCAACAATTTGCAATAATATATTCATGATTAGTTTAGAACTCCTCCCCCTCGTCCCACTTAACACGCTTCACCTTGCCCTGGTGCGTGACAATCGTTGTCTCTCCATGCTCAGGCAAGTCTGTAAATTTCACTTTCCCGTTCCCAATCACAATCACTTTGTTATTTATTCCCATTATATCAACATTCAGCTGCATTGTGGCTGGATCTGTCTTCATTTCTTTTAATCTCACGGTAATCCATCCTAATGTGGTAAAATTAGGTATCGGTTGATCGGGAGGGATCATGATTTTTTTATAAGGAGATGCAGTCCTTGTGAGTTATAAACACTATCTGTTCATGGCAATTCCATTTGTAACTGCCTTTATCTTAGTAACTTTATATGCTCCTGATTCTTTTAAACGGTTGGCATTTATTCTTATCCTGATTCCTATTGTCACTCGTGGAGTAGTTAACTTCGTGCTCAAAAGGAAAGAGAGAAATAAACAGTAGTGTCGGAATGTGAATTATTCGTCATCAAAATCTTCTTCTATTTCTTCAACGGCAATAAACTCTTTTCTGCACTTTGGGCATTTTGCAATATGGTTAGGTGCGTCATCATATAGCCTGAATTGGTTGCCTTCACCGCAATGAGTGCATCTCCAATAACCTTGAACATAACCAGATCGTTTTTCTGGCTGATCTTCGTTTACTGCAAACACGGTATATTCTTTATGCGCATATATATCTTTGTATTGAAACGGAACAATAAATGACATAGATTTTTCTCCTTCGCTTTATTTGTCAACAGCGTCGAACTGCGAATTACTTTTTTATCAACCGAACATGATTTTTGATATGAACGGCTGCTAACCGTGCTAACCCATCACCGAATCTCTCAAGGTCTTTCCATTCGTCGATGGTTATTGAATCACACAGACTATTAAACTCTTCTTGGCCACCATACTGCTTGGCTTCAACCATCTTACTGATTATTTCATGTACTGGTGTATTCATTACCATCATTATCCCTCCTCGACGCAGTGTCGAAATGTGCATTAAGGTAACTTGATAAAATTGATAATTACAATCGAACCTTCTTGATAATTAAGATCTTTTTCTAAACCTTTGCTAATTTCTTGAATGTCGTTAATATCTTTGATCTCGTTTGTTCTGTGATGTTCTAAATTTCCAAATCCAGCGTGTGTTCTAAGATTGTCCACTGTAAACAACTTGATAAGAAATGAAATATTTAATCATGAATTCTTCTCCCTCGCTTTAGTTGTCTAATTTGCAACATTCAGATCATTCCCGCCGCATTCCGGAGTATAATAAAACAAAAGTAAGTGTTTGGAGCTGATCGAATGTTTCAGAGTGTTTTAGCTAAGTTCAAACGTCATTTTAAGACAAAACGCTTTTTATATTTGGAACTCCCTTATCTGGTGATTGGGGCTTTGTTTCTAATCTTTGCTCCATACAAATATCACCATTGGATCACCTATTTTATTTTGGTTTATGCACTCATCGCATTAATTGTTGACTTTATCGATTTTGATGCCATAAAAAAACATGATCAAAACAGCAATTCCTGAAATATCCCCTGACCATCACATCTTGAAAGGACTGCATAAATTTGAACTGGAGTCTCTATACCATTCTAATTATTCCTGCCCTTATCAGTTTCATAATTATAGGGATCTTTTTCCGATCTAATTATTTCTTAATCCCCATTGTTGTAGCAGTTTTTTGGACCCTGTACTATTCTATCAATTACGTTCAACACAGAAAGAAAAATCGCAACCAAAACAACGATTCCTGATAAAACCCATCCGCGCTTATCTCAACGTCCCATCAAGAAGCAGTACGATTTCTCGATCTTCAAATTCTTTAATAATGCTCTCATCTGTAACGATCTTTCCCTCTTCTTTCAGAACACCGATCTTTCTCATTGGCGTGGCAACCTTTTGAATGATTGCGATCCTTTCAGTTGATATGAAAGATTACTAGATTCAATCTCATGTTCAAGTTGCATGCCACTGTTTGGGTATGTGGTCATCCACACCACGCTCCTCTAAGCGCTATCGGTGCTTTCTGCTGACCGTAATCTTTAATCAATTGCCCTGGTCTGCCGTACTTCTTGTGTAATTCTGTAAGCTCTTTGTCCGAAAGAAAGTAACTAGTAACCGGCCCATTCGCAGGGTTAACCAGTGGCTTATGTGGCTTTGGTGGTCTTGGAGGCCGCTTTTCGCCTTTCTTGGTGCTGACCACTTCATCGGGCGTCCACTTTTGATAGTGGATCCGGTGCTGCACATTTGCTTTGCTTATCCCATTTTTCTTCATCTGCTCCAGTATTTCACCATCAAAAACGGATGACCGTCAACATAGAATGGCTTTAACATCTTTTCCACCTCATTTTTAATAAGAACTCATTTTTCCTTAATCCAAATTTAATAACTTTTTGGTAGAATTAACTTTAGAGAGGGTGACACAAGTGGTCACCATCAGTATTGGCGATGGAGGGGCCAATGCTTATTTCCTTTACATAAGAGTGGGAGAGTTCAGTCTCCCTAATATGATGCATATTTTTTTGCCGGCCGGATTACTTGCAGTTATGTTTATTACTTTCTATTAAAATCGACAAACACAATTTTGTCGTTATTTTTCATCTCTTCAGGTTGCCAACTTATCCAGCTATTAAGAGCTGACCAGACAAGAAACACCATAATCAGAATAAGAATGATAGTCATGGATTTACACCTTCAACCATTATTTTTCACTCAGGATTCCCAAAGCTGACCTTTTTCATGCTCTCGCCTCAGCCAGCTTATGGTCAATCTACAAGTTATTCATCATCTTCCTCCTCGTCATCGTTCAGGCTAGCTTTCATCCACTGTGCATCTTTTCTTGAAATAGCGAGTTGAACAGGTTTGGATTCAAAGTCATCGTTGGTCATACCATGCACTAGCTTTTTTCACTGTAAATCCAGTTACTGCCTTTTCCCCTCCATCATTGCTCACGCCGCTGCGCCTTCTTTCCCTGCTTTTTGCGTGGGCGATTCTCCTTCTCGCAGTCCTCACACAGCCGTGGATAGCCTGGTTCTTCACCATCGATCAAGCTGCCGCATCGTTCGCAGTAAAAGCCGTTTAGCTTTGGTTCAGGCATTCAACTGAGCTCCTCTCTTCAAGTTCACTTTCAGCTTTGCCAATTCACCGATGAAAAAGCACTGCTTGCCTAGACCATCACGTTTGGAAGTTTTTACATGTTTTCCAGTTCAGCAATTCGTTCCTGGATCTCGTTCAACTTGTCTTCACCTCGTTTTCTTTTTTTAGCTGTTCATAGGTTGCAACGAATCGTTCAAAGCGTTCCGGGGACAACCTTTTTTCATGGCCTCCATGAGCTTGGACATTTTCTGACTCTCGGTCATCCATAAACCATCGCTTTCTCAATTCCGATCATAAATGAAATAGGAGCAGTCAAAAGAAAAGTCGTAAAAATGCATCAAGGTTTTAAAGACAAACCAGAATTGTTATCTTTCTACCTTCCCTCTACCTAGGAACTATTACATGGTTTAAGTGATCATTTAAACGAATTAATAAAAAAAACTGGTGAAATTGATGAATTCTTAATTGATGATTTAGATATTTGGTGAGAATTAAAGGAAAAGATTTTACTCGAGGAAAAAGAAGTAATTAAGCTTAACTATTTTGCTAAAGAACTAGCCCTGAGCAATAGATCCGGAATGGATGAAGTCATTTTTGAGAGTTCAATCATTGATAAACCAATAATTACAGCTGATAGAAATACAAGAAAATTACTGACAGAAAGAGCGAAAATTCTTATTCAAAGTACAGACTTCATAGAAGGTAAAGCAGCAATTAGAGAAATCGATTTAGATAATAAAACTGTTACTGCCCGACCGCTGAGTTTCAAAGATGCGGAGATCGAAGATATTACTCTTAAGATACCTAGCGATATTTCAACGGATACACTAATGGCATTTGCTGCAAAAATTGTTTATATCAGTGGATATTTAATTTTAAATTTAAAGGTGAACCGATTGATGTAACAGTTGAAGATATCAGATTAAACCAATCTGAAGAAAATAATTCTGAGTAAATTAATTGTTTCATCTGAGACGCAACGTATCATGAATCAATTAGTTGCTCAACTTGCTGAGAATGGTGAATCTCATGAGATCAAAAGTTTACTATGAGGGGAGCGACCATGAAGGAAATTTATACCCGTTTGGTACACAATCGAAGGATTACTCAATTGGGAAAAACCTACATTTTATTTTTTGGTCACGACCCCATTTGAGCGAATGGATAGTATCCAATTTGACGACGAGCTCATAGGATGTTCTGTATTTGCTCAAGAACTCCTTCCGAACGAGAACAAATCCAATCAATTAGGCATTAACCTCGGTGCCGTCAGAAGCCGAATTGGTGAACTTGTTGAACCGTATAATGTCGAACGGTTGATAATTCAAATCACGGACATCGAAGAAATGCTTCATGCAGGAAGCGAATTATTCTAGTGGCACTAAATGTTCGCTATAACGTTCCTCTGTACATGCTTTGCCACATTACTTACAGTGCCATAGAAAGGAATATATGTGGCCAGATATGAATCGTACAAAACTAAAAAAGGTGAGCGATAGAAATTTACCATTGAGAATGGTATTGATCCCCGAACTGGAAAAAGGGACAGAGTTGTTCACCGTCACACAATTACACCTTTTTTCGCTAAGCTGGAGTCGATCTTCCTCGCATTATGAACCAATTGGGGCACATTGACGACATGATAACCAAAAAATTTTATCTCCACGTGACAAAAACTAGAAAAAAAGAAGCTTCTCACAAGTTCGGAGAACACATGAGAAGCGGTAATTTATAAATTGTGGCACACGGATGGCACATATTCTTGCACCATCTCTCATAATCCCTTATAGCACAAGGGATTACTTCATCTTGCTCATCATGTCCATCATTTTACTCATACATTGCCCTTAAAATATGTATGAAAATGCGTTAAATAAAGTACTTCATATATAGATAAAATAAGGAAATAGTCATTTTAGATATAAATGCGTATTTATTCATGAAAATAAAAATGAGAAGTTTTTGCTACTTTTTTATCACCATTTTACGGATGATTCCCCTACTTAATCTGTAGGAGGCGATAAAATGAAAAATAAATATACTTACACGGTAAAAGAAATCTTTGAACAAGGATTATTTACTGATTGGGAGCTCGAATCGGTTGTTTATGAATCGAACGAAATGTGGCATTTAACTTTTGAATGGGTTGGTTTTCTTAGAGAGAGCAACTGGTCCATTTATCTTGTCCATGACCCTGAGATAAAACAGAAATTGCTCTTATCATTGAAGAGATCCGAGCTGCGTAAAAAAATCGCGAATGATAGTAAAATGACAAAAATCCATTGATTGATGAATAGTACAATGTAAAAATGCTGTTTTTGGACGCTTTTAATCGTTTACATTTGCAAAAATATGATTTGCAGCGCTTGAATGGACTATGGATAATAGTTATGGGGATAAGTTGCTGGGGGCATCGACATAAGAAAATACCCGTCCATTTGGAGGTGGATGGGTATTTTTATGCGCTTCTTATTCTTCGCTGTGCAAGTATGCCGTCTTTGGAAAAGATACGAACCGTTTTACGTGAGTAGCAATATGCTTTTACGTACGTTTCCCCTACCAAGATCACACGAACTTGACGCTTGTAAAACTCACTTTTTTTTGACTGATATATGATTTCTAAAATATCGCCCCGCTTCAT